CCCGCGCACCTGGTCAGGTAGAAAAGGCGCAAGACATTGTGGAGCGCTACTTTGAAAGTGCCCTCAAGCTTGTGGCGCCAGTAGCAAGCCTGGCTGAACTAAATGACAACGCACGGTGCTGGTCTCGCTTTTTCAATGCCACGGAGACCCACAGTCGCCATGGCCGCTCCCGTACCCAACAGTGGCTCACTATTCAGGAAGAGCACCTGCGCATCGCACCGTCTGTTGCACTGTGCCAGGACCTGCTCACACATGAGCCTGAGTCGCGTGTCGTCTCAGACTTCTTGACTCTAACGTTTAAGGGCCGCGAAGTGGACGTCAGCTCGGTGCCGCGTGTCATGGTTGGTGAAAAGTTAAAGGTCACTTACAACCCCTATGACGCCAATTGCGCGTGCATTGTGGACACCGATGCCGATGGACAAGAACTGTTGCACAGCGTACCGCTGGTCGTTCGCGGTGAAGACGGATTTCGTGTTGACGGTGCAGCTGCCGTCATTGGTGAAGATTACAGGAGCCTGCCCGACACGCTGGCTGATACCAACCGCAAGCTGGTCAAACGGATTGCAATGGATGCTGCTACGGACGAAGAAGCGGCAGCCAAACGCCGCGCCAAGACAGTGCCATTTGGCGGGCGCATTAAACCGTTCAAAGAAATGCAAGAAACGATTCTGCCCACCACATTGCCAAAGCGAGGTACGGAAATGGTGCCCGCTGTGACGACCAGTCGAACGCCTCTGCCGGTGCCAACCCTGACTCCGTTTCAGGCTGCCCAGGCATTGGCTGCACAGGGAATCACTCTGACACCGGATATGAGTTCCACGCTGCTAGAACTCTATTCTGACGGCGTGCCAGAGGACCAACTTGAAGCCCTGCATGCGCGTCTGACAGTGCGCACCGGCCTGCGTGTGGTTGCCGGGGGTGGCGTATGACCGCAGTCGTTCAACCCACACCGGTTGCCCGCAAGGTCACGCCAGACACCATCCGCCAGATACACGCCATGACGGTGCTGGGCAAGACCAAGCGCGAGATGTCGCAGGCCCTGCAGATTGGCGAGGACTCCATCAAACGCATACGCGCGGGCCGTTATCCGCACCTGGACCAGGCCACCCGCGCCGTTTGGGAAGAGTTGTTTGGGCTTGAAGAGGCCCAGCAAGGGGCTAATCCCCCGGGGAGTAGCGATTTTGGAAACCAGGGTGCGGCCCTCGGTGCTTCCAAGGCTTTGCTGCGCCCCAAAACGGGCTATTTCCACATGCCCAAAAAGTTGGCCCCAGCAAGTTCGTACCTTGCTGGAGCCGATCCCTCCGCACCGTTAGATGAAACAGAAAAGGAAGATTCGATGTTACTTGTATCCGAAGGCTTGAAACCAGAAACCCGCAAGCACTTCAAACTGCCCCGCAACCCGTTTGTTGACGACATACAAACACCGGCCGATGTCTTCCAGACCCCCAGCGTGCGCTATGTACGCGCCGCGCTGACCGATTGCGCCCAGCACCACGGCTTCATCGCTGTGGTGGGCGAGTCAGGCGCGGGCAAGAGCACGCTGGCCGAAGACCTGCAAGAACGCATCCGCGCCGAGGGCAAAGACATTCTGATCATCCGCCCCTATGTGCTGGGCATGGAGGGCACTGACGACCGGGGCAAGACGCTCAAGTCCACCCAGATCGCCGAGGCCATTGGCAACGCACTAGACCCCAACATCGTGTTGAAAATCTCCAGCGAGGCGCGCTTTCGCCAGGTGCATGAGTTGCTCAAGGCCAGCCGCAATGTAGGCCGCCACCACCTGTTGGTCATTGAAGAAGCGCACTGCCTGCCGCTGGCTACCCTGAAGCACTTGAAGCGCTTCCTGGAGCTGAAGGATGGCATGCAGCGCCTGCTGGGTATTGCGCTGATAGGCCAGCCCGAGCTGCGTCAGCGCCTCTCCAGCCAGAACGCCGAGGTGCGCGAGGTGGCCCAGCGCTGCGAGGTGGTCACCCTGGACCCGTTGGATGCGGAGCTGGAAGGCTACCTGCAGCACAAGTTTGCACGGTTCGATTTGAAGCTGGGCGAAGTCTTTGAGCCTGATGCATTTGATGCCATTCGCGCCAGGCTGATCCGCATGCCGCGCGGTGGCAAGCCTACCGACGCCACCAGCGCCTGCTATCCGCTGGTTGTGAACAACCTGGTGGCGCGGGCAATGAATGCCGCCGCAAAAGCAGCCTGGCCCAAGGTCACCGCCGATGTGGTGGCCGGGTGCTGAGCCATGCGCAGCTACCTCATAACGATCACCATGCCGGACGGTAGCCAAGGCACCCACCCCGGGCTCTACCCAGACGGCTTTGTCGCTTGGGCGGAGGCGATTGACAACTTTCCTGACGCGAAACGCATTTCAGCAAGGAGGCTCCCATGAGCAAGAAATACACCTGCGACGAGCTGGGTACTTGCCAGCACATTGCCGAATGCCATCTGCCATGCGGTGGACCAAACGGCCCCAGCCGCTACCCATTTGCGCCTGGCGTCATCGACGGCCCTGCACAGACCAACCGGGGCCATTGGGTTGCTGACCTGGTTGCTGCCGCACTGGCGCTTGCCGCTGTGGCAGCAGTGGTGGGCTTTGCCATGGGCTACGTTCGCCTGGGGGTGCTGTGATGGCAGGCTACATCGCTCCTACCATCCTGTGGCACCTGTTGCACACCGGCGCTGCCAATGCTGCCACGCTGGCGCGGGTGATTGGTCGCCCCCGTGAGACGGTGAACCGGGCGGTGCGCCGCCTGCTTGCCTACGGCCTGGTGGCCAAGCGCCCCAATACCCCGCGCCTTTTGGAGCTAACCGTAAAAGGCATTGACGCCGCCCGTGCCGTGGATGTCAGCGAGATCGAGCAAGCCAACGAACCGGCAACGGCACCAGCGGCAGCGGTGCAACCCACAGAGCCAGCCGCCGTAGAGCAGGCCGCAGAACCAGCTCTCATTGTGCAGCCACCGCGCACCAACCTGATGACCGCTACCACCTACCGGCCAGACCCCGGCCCAGCCCTGCGCCCCGGCGCACTCGACTACAAGCGCGTGGCCACCGTTGGCCTGCGCTGTTAAACCATATCTACCAGGAGCATCCATGAACGCAACTACGACCACACCACCGCCAGGCTATTGGCTCGCCGCCAATGGCGACCTGGTGCCCGAATCCAAAGTCAAGCAGATCGATCAGCTGCGCAATGAGCTGGTCTATGCCCTGTGCCAGCAGGCGCAGACCGAGGCGATCAACCTGAGCAAGTTCAAGGCCAGCGCCATGCTGGAAGTGGCCAGCTTCTGCGCACTCAGTCAAGAACAGTACAAGGTCAAGACTGGCGGCAACAAGGGCAACGTCACCCTGGTCAGCTACGACGGCAAGTACAAAATCATTCGCCAGATGCAGGACACCATTGTGTTCGGCGAGCAGCTCTTGGCTGCCAAGGTGTTGATTGACGAGTGCGTGCGCGAATGGGCTAAGGATGCCAATGACAACATCAAGGTGATGGTCAACCACGCCTTTCAGACTGACAAGACCGGCAAGATCAACACCGCCCGCGTACTGGCCCTGCGCCAGCTGGACATCGTGGATGCGCGTTGGGCCAATGCCATGCAAGCCATTGCCGATAGCATGCGCACAGCCAGCAGTAAACCCTATATCCGCTTCTACAAGCGCGATGAGAAAACGATGGAGTACTTGCCCATCACTTTGGACGTTGCGGCAGCATGACGAAAAAGCAAATCGCAGCTGCACATGTGCGTCGGCTCCGCACCATGCGCAAGTCACTACTGGAAATGGCTAAGCAGTGGGAAGACGTTGACGAGTTCAACATTTCACAGCTCACGGAGCTTGCTGATCGGGCCGAAGTAGTAGCCATTGAACTCATAGAGGAGGTCGCGGTATGAAGTCCTTTGAACAACTTGCCAAAGCCGCCTATGAGGCGGGCCAGCAATCCATGCGTGCCCAAAACATCATTGCCACGCGCGCACCAGCCTGGTCGGAATTGCCACCCAGCTCCCAACAGGTCTGGGTGGAGGTGGCGCGCACCGTGGTGCAAGAAATGGCCACGGTGCAGTGAATCATGGCGCGCCCCTGCAAACTCCAAATCAATACCAAGGGTGCCTGGCGCGACGTGTTGCCCTTTGACCTAGACGAAGTGGACTCCGAGGCGCTTCAGGTCGCTGCCGCCAACCTGGTTGTCGTTGCCGATCCTGGTGGACGGATCGGACTGCGCATATCCGCGGGGGACTCGTACCAGACCGCGTTGATCCGTTGGGACGCCAAGAAGGGCTGGGTGGACGCATGAGCAAGAACCACCTGGCAGCGATCCACATCGCTTTCAAGGCATTGGGCATCAGCAAGGATGACGCCTGCGCGCTCAAGCAATCGGTCACCGGCAAGGCCAGTGCGGCAGACATGACCGAGCAGCAGCGCAAGCGCCTGCTGGTCCGCCTGGCTGAGCTGCAGGCCGATGCCGCCAAGGCCCGGGCGCTGTGGGCCGCTCTGGCATCTGCAGGCCAGGTGCGGACGGATACAGACGCGGCTCTGATGGCCTACGTGAAACGCCAGACCCACGTGGACCACTGGCGCTTTCTCAATGGTCACCAGGTCAACAGCGTGATCGAGGCACTCAAGCGCCGGTGCCGCAGGGTCAACGTGCCTACCGAGGCCACGAAGGAGGAACCCACCCATGGTTGAGATTACCCAACTGGCCCCGCTGCACGCGCTGCTGGACCCTGCCTACCCAGAGAACTTGCGCATGGTGGCCGAATGGCTGTTTGTGCAGTTGGTCGAAGATGAAGAGATCGTCGAGATACCGTTGAGCGAGAAGCGACTGACCGCGCTGGCCCTGCTGGCACTGCGGCAAACCGAACGCTTGAGCGCCGAGATTGGCGGCATGAACTTCTACTTGAACAAGGGCGTGCGCTACCGCGCCAGCCTGCGCGACCGCGAAATGTTTGAGCGCTTCAATGGCCGCAACTACGATGAGCTGGCCCGCATCTACAACCTGACCCCCATGCGCGTGCGCCAGATCATTGGTGCCATGCTGGCCGACGAAGTGGCCCGCCGCCAGGGCAAGCTCGACCTGGTCTAACAGCAGACCAAAGCCGCCACTGCATCGGCGGTTCCTCGCGCAGGCGTGAGGTAGGTGCAGACCCCCCAAAAAAAGCTAAAGCGCTTTAGATCGCTCCCCAGGCTCAGTCGCAAGAAACTTGCGACATGCCTTCCAAAACCACCGCCACCAACACCGTCAGCCTGCCCCAGCAGATTGAGATTTTTAGGGCCGGTCGCCACATTGACGACCAGGGCACGGTGCACAACTTCAGCGCCGCTGATGTGGCGGGCATGGTGGCCAGCTATGACCCCGCACTGCGCGAAGCACCGCTGACCGTAGGCCACCCCGCACATAACCTGCCCGCCTACGGCTGGGTCAAAGGCCTGGCCATCAACGGCGCTGGCAACCTGGCCATGGATACGCACCAGGTGCAACCGCAGTTTGCCGAGATGGTGGACGCCAAGCTTTTCAAGAAACGCAGCGCCAGCTTCTACCCACCTGGCCACGCCAACAACCCCAAGCCCGGCAACTGGTATTTGCGCCACGTTGCCTTCCTGGGCGCACAGCCGCCAGCCATTGCGGGCCTGGCCGACTTCTCCGAGGGCGGTGACGACACCGGCACCGTGAGCTTTTCTGATTCCGACCCACTTTTTAACCAGGAGCAACTCCGTATGAGCAAAGAACTGCAAGACCAATTGACCGCGTCCCAAGCGCAAGCCGCTGCAGCTGACGCTGCCCGCACCAAGGCCGAGAGCGAAGCTGCTGAGGCCCGCGCCCAGTTGGCCCAGTTTGCGGAATCTGCCAAGCGAGAACGCCTTGCCGGGTTCACCAGCTTTTGCGAAGCCCAGATCAAGACCGGTTGTCTGCTGCCCAAAGAAAAAGACGCAGCCATTGCCGTGATGACCACGCTGGCCGACTCCAAAGAAGTGAGCTTTGCTGAAGGCGGTGGCACCAAGACCGTGACCGCAGTGGACTGGCTCAAAGACCTGATCCAGCGCGCCAAGCCCGCTGTGAGCTTTGGTGAGCATGCTGCCGGTGCTGGCACCGACGGCCGTGCCACCAAGGAGATGAGTGATGCCGAAGTGGACAAGCTGGCCCGGGCCTATGCCGCCAAGCACACGGTGAACTACGCCGAGGCCCTTACCGCTGTCACCAGCTTCACGAGCTGAGCCACAAGCCACAGCACCCCCGTTCCCCAGAACCCACCCGACCTAACCCTTAAGGACGCGCCACCATGATGACATCCGCAGGCATTCGCCTCAACCAAAACCCCATCCTCACCAGTTTGTTGCTGGGCCTCGGCCAGGGCACCATGGTCGCTGAAAAGCTGTTCCCGCGCCTGCCGCAGGCCCTCAGCTCGGTGACATTGGCCCAGCTGGGTAATGAGCGCCTGAAGCGCTACAACTTGCGCCGCGCACCGGGTGGGCCAACCAAGCGCGTGGATATCAAGTTTGACGGCAAGACGTACAACCTGGCCCAGTACTCGGTTGAAGTGCCGATGCCGCGTGAGCTGATCCGCGAGGCCGACGAGAGCCGCAAGCTCAACGTGAGCAACCACCTGGATGTGTCCAAGATTGCCATGGTGACGGCCAATGACATTCTGAGCCTGGGCTATGAATTGGAAGTCGCCGAGCTGGCCACCACCAGCGGCACTTATGCCGCAGGCCACGTTACGGCCTTGGCGGGTGCCACCAAGTGGAGCGCCTCTACCGGCACACCAGTCACCGATATCCGCGCTGCTGCCAATGTGATTCGCAAGAAGATCGGCAAGCGCCCCAACCGCCTGACGCTGTCGCCCGACGCCAAGCTGGCGCTGGAGACCAATGCCGAGGTCAAGACCTATTTGCCGACAACCCAAATGGGTCCGGCCACGATGGAACAGATCGCCAAGATCGTGGAAGTGGACGAAGTGGTCGTCGGTGATGCCGTGTGGATCGACAGCGCCGACGCGGGCCAAGACGTGTGGGGCAACAACGCGGTGTTGGCCTATGTGCCCAAGATTGGCGGCAACGGTAGCGAGATCAGCCTGGCTGAGCCTGGCTTTGGTTTCACCAACGTGATCGAAGGCCACCCGTTTGCAGAGACACCTTGGTTTGACAACAACGCCAAGAGCTGGATCTACGGCGCGACGTTTGAGCGCCTGCCCAACGTGGCCTACAACACAGCCGCGTTCTTGTTCCAAAACCCGAAGTAAAACCACCCCAGCGCGTAGTAGGCAAGCCCCGGGGGCACTAGTTGTCCCCGGGCACCGAGGCCGCCCACTTTGAAGGATTCAGAACATGACAGGACTCATTGCATTGGTAACCGTGGCCCTATTGGTTGACGGTAAGCGCCAAGACTTTCCCGCAGGCAGCGAGCTGCCTGAGCTGTCGCCGCACGACACAGCAGAACTCAAGCGCATGGGCGCGATTGAAGACCCTGCCGAGACTGCTGCTGCAGACAAGGCAGACGCCCGTTCCCTGGCAAAGGCTGAAAGTGCCTTTGCTGCCGAGAAAAAGGCCGTAGCGGCTGCGCAGGAATCTACTGTGCAGCCCAACGCCAAGAAGAAGTAGACGGCCCGCTTAACCGCAAACCGGCTCCCGATCACCCAACCACCAACTGATAGGACACAACCATGCCATCTCAAAGCAATTCCGGCCAGCAGTACGACAAGCGACATTCACTGACCATCGTGGCAATTGCCGCGCTGGCCGCAAGCCGTTTCGTGGGTTATGACGGCGGATACGCCACCGCCGCCGGTGGTGTGCATGACGCCCAAGGCGTAACCGAAACGGCTGCCGCCGTGGGGGAAGCTGTCAGCGCAGTCACCAGCTACTCATTCCTGGTGGAGTGCAGCGAAGCCGTTGCCTTTGGCGACTACATCAAGCCCGCGACCGACGCCACCGGGCGCGGTGCTGTGGGCACCCTGACCGACCACTGTGGCCGCGCTCTGGGTGCAACCAGCGCCGCTGGTCAGTTGGTCGAGGTGCAGATCGTCACGCACCGCCACGCCTGATCGATAGACCACCGCGCAGCCACTGAGCCCCAGCATCCATGACTTACGCCACCCTGGCCGAGATGATCACCCGCTTTGGCGAGCCCGAGCTGGTGCAGCGCACCGACCCGATTGAGGGCGTGGCCATCAATACCGTGTTGCTGGGTAATGCGCTGACGGATGCGGATGCCGAGATCGACAGCTACCTCGCTGTCCGCTACGCGCTGCCGCTGGCCAGCACGCCGGTGGTGCTGGTGCGCCTGGCGGCAGACTTAGCCCGGTACCGGCTGTATGACGATGGTGTGCCCGAGACAGTGCGCCAACGGTATGAAGACGCGGTGAGCCTGCTCAAGCGCATGGCTAGCGGCGATGTGCTCTTGGTCGGCCAGGCAGCAGCGGCTGTGGCAGGCGTAGAAACGGCATACCACGAGTTCACCCCCCGCCAGATCACCGACGAAACCATGCGGGGCTTTGCATGAACGCGCTGGACAACCTGATGCTGCTGGAGCCGCAGATCATGGACCGGCTGAGTGAGCAAATGGCCGACCTTTCACCGAAGGTGCATGTGTTGGCTGCCGCAGACCTGGGTGGCGTGACAGAGGCCACTCAGGTGACCCCGGCGGTGCATGTGGTGTACCAGACCTACCGAGTGGTGGAGAGCCGCAGCGATGGCACAGCGGCACGTATAGAGCAAACCTGGCTCGCCATCGTTGCCACCAAGAACGTCAAAACCACGCGCAGCGGTGCAGCCGCCCGTGCGGACGCGGGGCTGATAGCTGGGCGCGTGGCCAAGTCGCTGATGGGCTTCAAGGCGTGCGCAGCGTCCAAGCCGCTGCGCCTGGTGCAAGGCCCTGGCGCTGGCTTTAGCAATGGCTTTGCCTACCTGCCACTGGCCTTTGTGGCTGAGCTGGCGTTGAGCGGCAGCTGATTTTTTGAACTCAATTTTTTACCCAAAGGAGCTACCCCATGACTGATACCGTTTACTACCCCTACCTGGGCAGCGGCAAGATTTACGCCCGCTTGGCTGGTGCTGCGGCAGGCTTGCTGGAGGTGGGCAACGCCAGTGAACTGACGCTGGCGGTGAAGGAAGACAAGAAGAAGCTGCAGGACTTCAGCAAGCCCGGAGGCGGCACCTATGCCAGCGTGAGTCGGATTGACACCGTGACGGCGCAGATGAAGCTGAACGACCTGAACAAGACCAATGTGGCACGCGCCGTGTTTGGCACCGAGTCTGCTGTGGCGGGGGCCACAGTGACGGATGAGGCGGTAACCGCGTACAAGGGTGCACTGGTGCCGCTGGCCCACATTGGAGCCACTACGGTGGTAGTGACCAACAGCGCGGCCACCACGACCTATGTGGAAAACACGGACTACGAGGTGCGTGCGGGTGGCATCTACATCATCCCTGCCGGGGCTATCACCAATGCCGAGTCGCTGAAGGTGGACTATGTCTTCTTGGACTACGACAAGGTGGAGGCAATGACCAGCGGAGCCATCACGCTGGAGCTGCACTTTGAAGGCCTGAACGAAGCCAACAGCGGCAAGCCGGTGGTGGTGGACATCTACCGCGCCCAGCTCAGCCCAACCAAGGCGCTGAGCCTGCTGGGTGACAAGTTCTCGGACCTGGATGTGGAGGCCGAGGTGTTGAAAGACGCCAGCAAGGTTGGAGTGGGCATCAGCCAGTACTTCCGGGCCAAGCTGGCCAGGGCTTAGTGCAGGCCGAGTAGCAGACCCAAGAGCGCCGCACCCCATAGGCGCTTGACGGTCAGCACTGCGGCCACCAAAGCCAGGCCAATGCCAAGCGGCCACGGACCCAATTTCCCCAACGCCAAGAGCAGCCATACGGCCAGCAGGGTGTAGGCCACAGCGCAAACAACACGTAATAGTGAATTACCCATCATGGCCACCGGTAGTAACAAGGTCGAAATTGAGGTCAAGGCAAACGTCACTGGTGAGCAGTCAGTAGACGCACTGGGCCTTGCGCTGGATTCTACGGGCACAGCTGCCAAGAAGCTAGGCACGGATGCCAGTGGTGCGGCAGGTGGCGTGGGAAATGCGGACGCTGCGGCCAAGGGCTTTACGGCTACTTCGGGCAAGCTGCGTGATGGCCTGGAGTCGGTATCGGTTCAGTTG